TATGTATTAATAAATTAACGCACGGCCAGGTCTCGGGGGGGTTGGGGGTGCGCCAGGTTGCGCCAGGTGCTGCGAGGGAGCCACGATACCAGTTCCTATGACGCCCCTTAGCGGGGCTGTTAGTGAATCTCCGGGGATTCGCCATCTGGCAGAGCATTCCCCATCTGTTCGGATTCATCGTCGCTGGCCCCGGTAAGCTGGGTCAATCGCTGTTGAATCGCCGCCGCGACCTCTGTTGGATCTCGCTGCACATGGGTGTTCAGGGTCATCTCCGTGGCAAACAGTCCGGCTGATCGCCCCAGCAATTCAGCCGCCCGGAGCTTGATGCTGTCAGTGGGTTCGGCATCATCCATCCACTGGCGAAGCCGCCTCAAGACTCTGTCTCTGTCCGTGACGGCCGAAGCTGCAACCGCGCGCTCTCTCGCCGCCAAAAGAGCCTCTATCCTTGCTCTTACCTCAACCCGACCGGCCACCCGTGACGCAAGCGTATGGATACTGGCACTGGTGGTTGAGTCCCTTGGGTTATACGCCTCCCGATAGGCATCTGCCTGTGTCTGTCCACTAGCAACACATCGTGCAAAGTGCAGCTGTTTGGGCGTTAGCTTCTTTGGTGCCATGACCTCATCCTTATCTGTTGATAGGCCAATTCTAGACTGCCAGCCGGAGCGATGATATCCAGAGTGGCCTGTTAGCTATTTTTTTATGTGTACAGATAGTACAAAGACCTTTAACTATGTATTCGTCAATAGGTGTTGACTGTTAGCTGTTTACCGACGATAATTAGCTCTGTTGTTCGGTTCGCCAGCTCCACCCCTCAGTGGAACTGTTAGAACCACGGTTACGGGATCTCCGCATGATCCGCAGGCTTCGGCCTCACCTTCCAGCCGGGTAAATGTGCTGGGGCACGATGAGCGCAAGTAGCCGTGCAGCACCCATCAGCGGTGCGAGAACTAAACTGGTGCCTGAACCGTAGGGTTGAATCCATCCATGGAGCCCGAAAGCTGCCCACCAGCCAACTCACTCACAAGCTGACAATAGAGTAGCAACTGAGAAAGCATTCAACGAATGAGTGCTTTCAATTGTTGTGACTTACACTACTACTTAAACACTAGGGAGAAAATTATGTACGCAATTATTCAAGACGGGCATTGCATCTGGGGTAGAGGCGAGACTATTGATGACTGCATCAGGGACGCCAACGAATGGCTAGACAGTGATCAGCAGATCATGGGTTTTGAGGCTCACGACCAGCGAGGTCGAGAGCCCGGGGGTCTGACCGATTGGACATCTGGAAGACGCTATCAGTTGGCTGGTGATTTGTTCATAACGGATGACCCGACAGTGATTGAGGATTTCGACATGTCTACCCCTCTGTAAGCCGAAACACCCTTCGGGGTGTCGTCCGGGGATTGATTGTCCCGGGCCTGATGATGGCAGATCACATCAAACACTAGGAGAATGACATGGCTTTTAATATAGCAACGGTCACGTTGCACGAGGCGGCATCAATCGCTGAACGACTGATTGGGGTGACCAACAAACCCATATTCTTATGGGGCGCACCCGGGGTTGGCAAGTCTGCCATTGTTCGGCAAATAGTTGCGAGGCTCACAGAAACAACGGGTCGCAAGCGGGGGTTAGTCGATGTACGGGCGAGCCAATTGGCAGCAGTTGACACCCGTGGGGTACCAACGGTGAACAAGCGAGGCGAAACCTCATTTGCCATCCCGTCATGGCTACCCCGTGTCGAGCGTGATGGTGAATTCGGTATCCTACTATTGGACGAGTTCATGCTCGCGACTCCGTCAGTCCAAGCGGCGTTTTATCAATTGCTGCATGAGCGCCAGCTGGGTGATTACAAGCTACCTGATGGATGGGTTGCGATTGCGGCAAGCAACCGCCCTGAAGACGGCGCTGGAGTGCATGGGCGAATTGATACCGCAGTGACTGGGCGCTTTGCGACCCATCTCAACATCGTACCTTGCGTATATGAGGTGCTTGAATATGCCAACGCAAATGATTGGGATGAGCGGCTGTATGCTTTTCTGGATTATCGTGGAAGGCCCACGCTGCGTGGAGATGGCACGACTGAAACTGCCGGGCTGATCCATGAATATCCAGATGGCGGTGCGCCGAAAGGTCACATTGCAATTGCAACGCCCAGAACGTGGGAAGCTGCGAATGATATTCTGCGAGCAGAATTGCCTGATGACCTGCAGCATGCTGCACTCCAAGGCGTTGTTGGCATTGGGGCAGCTGCTGAGTTCACTGGGTTTCTCGCTGTATTTGACGGGATCAGTGACGTCAGCGTGATCCTGCACCATCCTGATCAGGCTACTGTTCCGGTTGAATTGTCAACGCAGTATGCCACTACGGTGATATTAGCGAAGCGGTGCAACGAGGAGAATATCGGTAACGCCGTGGCTTTCATCAAAAAAATGGATGATGAATTGGTCAGCATCTTTTTTAAGATTGCCACTATGCGTGATGAGGCGTTCTTCAACACGGCTGAGTACATTCAGTTCAAGGTTGACAACAACATTTAAGCATCAGGGTAGTGACCATTTGAGACTGAATGGTTACTGCCGTGCTGGTTAGCACGATATAAACAAGCTAGGAGATGAGTATGACTATGAACATTAACGGTATCACTACCTCCGTATTGATCGTCAGGACTACGCTTGGAAAGTGGAACAACACCGTCCAAGATAAGCGCCTGAAAAACAAAATAGCTGAAGTAGTCGGCGCTGACGCTAATCACCTGAGCGCTGGCAAGAAATTGCTGCTCTCCCCGGTGGTTAGAGAACTGAGTCGCCTTCATGGACAGTTCACTAATCAAATTATTAGGAAGAAAACGCTGCCGTTCAAGACAGCAGAGCATCTTATACGCAACGTGGTCACCGATGAATTTGAAAAGGCATGGGATGCTAAAAAGGATGTCTGGGATGAGAAGCTTCCTGAACTCCGGCGAGAGTACAATGACTACATTGAGCAGGATCGGGTGCTGTTAGGTGATAGCTTTGATATCAACGATTACCCGCCTGTCGATGAGGTGATCAAGTGCTACAAAGCTGAGTATGAGTATGACTTCCTACCCATAGCCAATGAGAATCTGGCAGCGATGTTGGATTTACCTAAGGCTAAGATCGCTAAGATTGAGGCAGCCGTTGAAAAGCGGGTTACTGGCAAGATCGATAACGCAATGAAAGTCGTACATGACCGGGTACTTGTTGCACTGGGCGATTTAATCGCTGGGTTGGAACGTCACGGCCTCAAGGCTGACGGCGCTCAACGGGCTAGCAAGTTCTCCTCAAATAACATCGATAAGATAAAAGAAATCACTGAGATTCTCCCGGCATTGAATCTCACTGGAGACCCTGCACTGACTCAGGCTGCTAATGATTTAGTGGAAAAGCTAGGTGATATCGATGACGCTGAAACCCTGCGAAAGGATAGTGGCAAGCGTATGGCAACAGCTGAGAAAGCAAAAGCCATTGTCAGTAAGCTGGCTGGTTTTTACGACTAACAACGCTGATCAGGGTAATAGCTATTTGAGTCTGAATAGTTATTGCCGTGCAACGCACGATACAAAACACACTAGGAGTAACAAAAGATGGACGCAGAAAAAATTATAAAAGCAGCGAGAAAACGGCTGATCAGGGGGCACCCGTTCCATGCATGCATGTCATACCAATTGAAATTTACAGCAACCGCTTCCGTCCCTGCGATGGCAACGGATGGCAAGCATATCTATTACAATCGTGGCTGGGTTGAGCAGCAAAGCATCCCGCAAGCAGAAGGCGTAATTGCCCATGAAATTATGCATGTCGCTGGCTATCATCACCTGCGAAAAGGATCGCGTGATCACGCGCTCTGGAATATCGCTTGTGATTATTCAATCAATGGCATACTCATCAAACTGGGCTTCAAGCTGCCCGATGATGGGCTATATGACCTTAAATACGAGGGACGGGCGGCTGAGAGAATTTATGCTGCCCTTCTGAAAGAGCGGCAAGAGGCTGCTGACAAGGCCGATGATAAGACTGCCGATGCTGACGGTTCAGGCGACTCAAGCGGATCAGATAGCTCTGATGATTCAGATCAATCAGAGGCTGGCAACGGTGCTGCTGATGAGTCTGCTGATTCTGAAGATGGCACTGGCCCCAGCACTAGCCCTGCTGGTGATGGTGATGGTGATGATGCTGGTGACGCATCCACCCCGGGCGATGGTCAATGCATTTGGGGTGAGGTGCTTGATGGCGTGAATGATGACGGTGACATTCTCAGCAAAGCAGAGATTGCCGCTGAGGAGAGAAAGATTGCCAGTCAAATTCATCAGGCTGTTCAGGCCGAGAAGCAAGCCAACAAGGGCCAAGGTCACGGCGGTGGTGATGGTTACCTGCGAGACATCACTGAGTCACTCAAGGGCGAAGCCCAACCGTGGCATCAGATTCTGAGAGAAGCAATGACAGATGCCATCGTCGTTGATCAGAGCTATACCAATCCTGATCGTCGCTTCATCTATCAGGGCTTGTATCTTGCCGACGATGAGACTATCCCCAATGGGTCGCTTGCATTTGTAGTGGATACATCATGCTCATTGAGTGAGGATGAGCTGGGTATAATTGCCAGCCATGCTCAGGACATTATTGATGATGTTAATCCTATTCAGGTTTTTATCATCTATGTCGATTACATCTTGCAGCACATCGATGTATTTGATCGTGGCGATGATGTTGTTTTTAAGATGCACGGCGGCGGCGGTACAGCGTTTAACCCCGGCTTTAACTGGCTGGCGAGAGAAGGTACTGTCTTTAAGAACAGGGCTGACGGGACTGAGATTGAATCTCCCGGCGCTGATGCCATCGATGGTTTGGTTTATTTTACCGACGGTGAGGCAAGTGTCGGCCCTTACTCACATCATGGTCGAGACTTTGAGGTTCCAGATTACCCCGTGTTCTGGGCAACAACCGCTGAAGTTCCCCACTTCTCTGGCTGCGAGCCATTTGGTGAAATCATCTACGTTGACTGACCAACAGGGGAGGGCGAAAGCCCTCCCCCTTTGATACCAGTTACCGAGGGAGAGAGACAATGAAAACCGCAATCGTAAAAGTAATCGTGGCAATATCAATTATAGTTTTATTTCTGACGGTCAGCAC